TGGGCGATAGACTCGAAGGAATCTGATGCTGCTTCGCCAGCGTTTAAGCCAACGATCTTCGCTGTCGTGTATGACGAGGTCTCCCAAAATTTCGGGGCCCCGACACTCACGGATAGGCCGGGGAATGCAATCAAGCACCCCCCGCCAAGCACGGTAAGTATAGTAATTACGCCCGTTAAGAGCATAATGCCTACGCAAACCGTTAGCAAGCGAGATAAGTTGTTGTGGCTCACAAGGGAACTCCTTCAAAAAATGCGGACGGACGTCCACACCATTGAAATAATCCCCACCACAACTCTCCCGAAAGGGTCCTTCTGTAAAAGATTTTGTCTTATTCAGAGAGAACCCACAGAAGCTTAAGACAGCGATCACTTCCTTTGCGCTATCAGTAGGACAAATAATGTCATCACCATAGGTGAAAACATTATGACCCGAAACCAGCTTATGGCCGGTAGAGTCAAGTCCCAAAATGAGACAGAGAAAAATCAAAGTCTCTAGCTCAAAGGTGAAACCGTTTCCCATACTGCTAAATTTCTCTAGCAGTACCCATTTTCCATCGATAAAAGTCTTTGGAGAACGGAGTTGGTTTAAGGTATCAAACCAATCAGGGGGAAGTATCAGCTTCACCAAGCTGGTACAAACGGTATCGCTAGCATTGGAGAGGTCCAGGGTAGCAAGATGGCCTCGGATAGAGGCTTCCCGAGCGAGAGCTCGATGAATATCTTGACCTTTCGCCAAATGGATATTGGCTCGCTCCTTTAAACGACTACGGATTATTCGTCCGTAACCGAGTTGGTAAAAAAGATTAACAGAAGGTTCTATGGCAATGCCACGGTTCTTTTTGCAATCTTTAGGGACCGTTGTGAAACGATTCCCTTTTACCGGGAGAGGACATCGATCTGCAGACGCACAGGCAGAAGCCCATAGCGTTCCGGACCACGGAATTAAGTGGTACACGGCAGCAGAGGTGAAGGTGGGCCTAGAGGACATTTTGTCCGGGATCGTTGTGAAATGACCCCTATCTCCAAATGTCGCGCCAGGGCCGAACTTGCCTGATACATTGTCAGGACAACGGCCCAGTATGGACTGACATATTTTACGAACACGAGAGAAATACTCGTGAACGTGGTCATCAGGCCCCATTGCTGGGGGAAGATAACCATTCAGTCTGATATTGGCACGCAGACAACTTGCTTCGTTATCGTAAAAACCTTTTACAGCAACGGCCTTTCGGTCGAATGTTGTTTCAAGGCTTTCGCATTTTCGAAGCAGACTCACAGCGGTGGCATCACGCCAATAGCTTTCAGAGTCCATGTAGTTGTGCGGATCGGCCTCCATAGTGGCAAGCTGATCCCACTCGCTAGCACTCAAAAGCATATGAGCCTTGAGGCTGACGGGTGTGGAGAGATCCTCGAATAGACGGAGGATCGCCTTCTTCACATCATGTGAAAGGAGGTTAGGCATGGAATTTTCTCTCCGGTTAGGACGCCTAGTGACTAACTAGGCGGATCCAATGCTATCAGGTCGGCGCATAACCACCCGTCAATGCCAGGAAAGGCATCGGGAGTGGAATAATATGGCAGAACTGAGCGGCGGCATGCGCAAGCGCAGCGTCGGACATGCCCAAAGGCACGATAGCAGACACGTTCGAAATGAACTTGTCTTGGACGCGAGGGATTCCATCCGACCCAGTAACGACGTATGGATACACGAACTGCATATCGACCCGACGGCCGGTACCCGTTCCATTGGAACGAGCCACGAC